AGGATTGCCCTGCATGCTACCGGAGGAAATTGTCGATGAGTGAGGAACCAACATGGATTGAATCCGCTCGGCCATGTGAGAGGCGTGGCTGCGATAACTGGATAACTGATCCTAATTACCCGTATGCGTGGTGCGAGGCTTGCCAAAAAAAGAACTGTGAACATGGTCACCAACCAGGCGACTGTGATGCGTGCATGAGGGAATCTGACCTAGCCTATGACGAAGATCAGGAAAGGAGAGCGTTTCAGTGAGTGAAGAAGTACTTAACGCCGCGAGGGAAGCTGCAGGAGTAGCCAGGTGTATCGGCTACAACGAAGGACTGCTTGACGGAATCAGGCTCGCAGACCGATATGGTCCACGTCCGCTCGCAAAACATATTCTCGACCTGGGCGATGCCTACGAAGAGAAACATGCACCGAAGGAGATTGAACATGATGGATCACGAACTTGTACTGGTTGTTGTGGCCGCTGCGATGGCAGTTGCGATTCTGAAAGTGGGGAATAAGAACAATTGAGTCGGGCTACTGTAGGAACGAAAGCACTCCATAAGGACGGATCAATGAGTGATGGAGTGGGTCTGACTACCGGGGCGTCGTCGTCGCAGAAGGTCGGGGCGGCGTTTCCGGGTTTTCATTCGGCGGACTGCGGATTTCAAGCGGTGGGAGGGGAGATAATGGACGGCTACGCGGTATCTTTGACGTACAAAAAATTCGCATTGAATTCGCCAGAGGCAAAGGAGGTGTATCGGCAACTGCGGCAGGATCCGAAACACTGGAAGATTGTGAATCAGACGTTCAAAACAAAACGACAAGCAGAGGCGGCGCGGAAGCGGCTTCCGGTTCCTGGCCTGTTTTATGTCAAAGAAGTACTGAGTGTGGCGTGGTGATAGGGAAAGAAGCAAATGACCAAACAACGTGACCTCATTTACCTTGAAGCCCTCAAGATGGAGTGGCCGTACGTCGACTGGACGCGGGAACACAGGTTCCACCCGGAACGTAAGTGGCGGTTTGACTTCGCCGCTCCGAACGCACAGGTGGCTATTGAAATTGAAGGTGGCGTATTCGTCAGGGGGCGTCACTCCAGAGGTAAAGGAATGATCGCTGACATGCACAAATACAACAGCGCCACATCACTTGGCTGGAAAGTGATCCGCGTCACTCCGCAGATGTTTGAAGGTGAGTTTGGAATGGTCTGTAAATGGGTCGATGGGTGCTTGGGAGGATTGGCTGATGTGTAAAAAACTATTCGGTGAACCGCTCTGGTTCTGGTTGCTGCAAGGCGGGATCTGTGGTGTCATTGTTGAGGTGTTTATTCTGTGCGGCACTGGACATGGTGTCGTTGCACATTGTCTGGAGGTCTGGAAATGATTGACACAACCCGCATACCACCAAACGTCGGCATCCACGAATATCTAATGCTGCTCGACGAACCTCGCGAACGTCCGATACCGCAACGGGAATACCCTGAAGACCATTCCCGCCGCGACTGGATACTCTACGAGCGTGCAATACTGAAACAAATTGAAGACATGCCACAGGCCGATGAACTGATTCGATGCCTGCTGGTCACCGCAAAAAAAAGAGATGAAGTGAAGCGTGAGTTAGAAGGTGTTTTGTCAATTTTGAAGAAGGAAAAGAGATGAAGATTACGACCGGAAAGAAAAACGTGCCACGGCGAACCATGCTCTATGGAGTTCATGGCGTAGGGAAATCGACGTGGGCATCAAAGGCACCGGAGGTGCTGTTCCTCAACCTCGAAGATGGGCTGAACGATATCGATTGCAGCAGGTCGGACCTGATCACTGACTTCGATCACGTCATGGATGCCCTGCGTTGGCTGGCAGAGGAAAAACACAAATTCAAGTTTGTGTCCATCGATACCGCTGACTGGCTGGAAAAACTGATCTGGAAGGAAGTGGCCCTCAAGGCGAGCAAGGATAACATCGCTGACATCGGGTACGGAGCAGGTTACAAACAGGCATTATCCTTCTGGGATCGCGTCCTGTTCGCTCTGGACTGGTTGCGTTCCGAACGTGGCATGGGCATCATCCTGTTGGCTCATGCCGACATCAAACGATTCGAGAGCCCGGAGCAGGATAGCTACGACCGCTATCAGCCGGCACTTCATCCTCTGGCCTCGGCCCTGATTCAGGAATGGTGCGATGAAGTGCTGTTCGCCTCCTATCGGGTGTTCACTCGACAGGAGGATCAAGGCTTCAACAAGAAGCGAACAATCTCTGTGAGCGATGGAGAACGCTATGTGCGGACGCAGGAGACGGCAGCGGTCCAGGCAAAAAGCCGCCTGGCGATGCCTCCCGAGATTCCATTCGACTGGGACTCGTATGCGAAATGTTTCACAGGCAATGTCGACGGCATTGTCGTTAATGGGTCATCGAAGAAGTAAGTGAGTGAGTGGTTTCTGTTTCTTTAGTTTAGGAGAAGTGAGTTATGGGTAATCTTGATGGGTTCAATGCTGCAGAAGTTGAACCGAACGAAGCGTTCACCGCGCTGCCAGCGGGGGACTACCCCGTGATCATCATCGCGTCAGAATTGAAAGCAACCAAAGCAGGGACGGGTAAATACCTCGAGCTACAGTTGCAGGTGCTCGAAGGCACGTATCAGAACCGTCGTCTATTCGACCGACTGAACCTGCAGAACCCGAGTGCTGATGCAGTGAGGATCGCCAAAGGGACACTGTCGGCAATCTGCCGAGCGGTCGGAGTACTTGAACCGAAGGACTCTGCCGAACTTCACACGAAGCCACTGATGGCGACCGTGAAAGTAGTGAAGGACAGGGAAGGGAATAACCAGAACGAAGTAACTGGCTACAAGGCCCGAACTGCCCAGCCGAGCATGGTTGAACAGGCGTTCGAGGATAAACCTGCTGAGAAGGAATCGCCGTTCTAAAGGCCTCCTGTCCCCCTGGCCGCTCCGTCCCTGTGACGGGGTGGCCTTTGTTTTTGTTTGGAGGCCACATGATCCCGCGCTATTATCAACAGGAATCTCATGACGCCGCATGGGATCACCTCAGATACAACGAAGGCTCGCCAGTCATCGTCCTGCCGACCGGCGCTGGTAAGTCACTGGTCATCGCCATGCTGGTATCACAGGCCAGAGAATATGATGCCCGCGTCCTTGTCCTGCAGCATCGGAAAGAACTCATCCAGCAGAACGCTGAGAAGATCCAGACAATCCTGCCTGACATCGATATCGGTATCAACTCTGCCGGTCTCAAGACCCGTGACTATGATCACGACGTGATCTGCTGCGGGATTCAATCCGTCTATCGCGATGCCGCGAAGTTCGGTCGACGTGAGCTCATCATCATCGATGAAGTGCATCTGGTCGGGGACAACGATAGTTCCATGTATGGTAAGTTCCTGCACGGCATCCGGGAACTGAATCACAAGTCGCGGCTCGTCGGACTGACCGCGACTCCGTACCGGACGGGCGAAGGAACCGTCTGCGGCCCTGAGAAACTATTTCAGGAGATCTGTTACGAATCTCAGACAGGTCGCCTCATTGAAGAACAGTACCTCTGCCCGATCACGAACAAGCCAGCAGAAGCGACCGTCGACACTTCACAAATCAAAGTGCGAGGCGGTGAGTTCGTTCCGGGGGAAGCTGAAAAAGCATTCGACACTGATGTGCATGTCATGGAAGCATGCCGCGAGACCGTCACGAAATGTGCTGACAGAAAAAGCATTCTGGTCTTTAGTGCCGGCGTAAGTCATGCCGAACACATCACTGAGACGCTGCAGAACCTGACGGGTGAGGAAGTCGGACTGATCACGGGCGATACGTTCCACATGCTGCGGGAAAAATATCTGACCGACTTTCGGGAAGGAAAACTCCGCTGGTTGGTGAATTGCTCCGTGCTTACAACCGGATTCGATGCACCTTGTATTGACGCGATTGCCGTGTTACGTGCTACCATGTCACCGGGACTGTTCGCTCAGATCGTCGGACGTGGACTTCGCATGCATGAATCCAAAGATAATTGTCTCGTTCTCGACTTCGGAGAAAATATCAAACGACATGGGTCACTCGATGACCCTGAGTACGGTCGAGATGAAGTGACGGAGAGCGACGGCGACGGCGAAGGCGAAGGTGACACAAAGGTCTGTCCGAACTGTCAGAACGATGTCTCGATTGGATACCAGACCTGCCCGGAATGTGGGTTCAGGTTCCCACAGGAAGACAAGCCGAAGCATGAGACCCGTGCAGATGAAGACTCCCAGCTGACGGGAAGTCCGGGGCCAGAGCAATGGGAAGTCACGTCGGTGAGTTGGGCACTTCACAAGAAACGCGGAGCGGCAGAAGGAGCACCTCCCACGCTGCGGATCGATTACTACTGCCAGCCACTCGGTGAAGGCATGGGCAACCTGACGGAAGAACGGATTCAGGAATGGGTCTGCGTTGAGCATACTGCGTTCGCGCGAACGAAGGCAATCGCGTGGTGGGAGGCTCATTCAAATGCACCGATGCCTGAGACAGTCGAGGAAGCGATCTGGGCGCTCGACAACAAAGCATGTCGCATGCCTCTGTTCCTGACGACTCAACAGGAAGGCAGGTGGAAACGAATTCGACAGGTTGAGTTCAATGACCCGAAACCAGACCTCGGGGCATGTCAGACACCGGCAGGAGCGTTCACAGATGACGATGTACCTTTTTAAGAAGACGACAATGAACCACGTACCACAGGAACTCAAGGATCTGGAACAATGGCACTGCTGGAAAGACGTGGAGGGCACGAAAATCCCGCTTCAGGTGAACGGGACAGCCGCCAAGTCGAATGACCCGGAGACGTGGACAGACTTCGATTATGCCGTTGCTGCTGCACCTTGTTACTCCGGCCTCGCATTCGAGATCACCGAACCGTACACCGGCATCGACCTGGACAACTGCATCGATGAGGACAGGGAGCTTCGGGATTGGGCAGTGCCTATTCTTCAGCACCTGGAGGACGTGGCATACGCTGAGATCAGCCCGAGCGGCAAAGGAATCAAACTCATCACGCGAGGAGCGAAGCCCCCTGGGGCTCGCTGCGTGCATCAGTTCGGAGGCGAGAAGCAGCAGGTTGAGGTCTATGACCATTCGAGGTTCTGGACGATCACCGGGGATGTGTACGGCAAAGAGTGGGCAAGGTTCTGGAAGATCGACAACGGTCAGGCAGCTGTGGAATGGATCTGCCGGGAGTATTTAATGCCGAAGGAGGTGGTCAGTATTCCGGGACCGATGGTTGCTGTGGGTGGCATGCTTGAGGACAG